GATCAAGGTTTCACCATCGGCGGCGCACGCTTGCGCCTGTCCGGCGATGAGGCCAAAGACGACACCACCCAATACAAACAGATGATTCGCCAGATGATTGCCGAATTGGAAGACGTGCTGGTGGTTCTCAAGAAATAAAAAGCTGCTTTTGAATACTTCCAGTTTTCAAAAGCTTGCGATATATTCTTGAGCGCTCTTCGAGGTGAAGGGTGAGATGAAAAACCAGTCGGGGCGTAGCGCAGTCCGGTAGCGCACTAGCATGGGGTGCTAGGGGTCGAGTGTTCGAATCACTCCGTCCCGACCATATAATTCAATGACTTAGGCCAATGTTTACAGCATTGGCCTTTTTCATGTGCGTGACATTTGCGTGACTTCTCCATTTGTCACGCCTGCTTCCTCTTCAATATTGTCAGCACCGGCCCACGCGAATCGGTTGCTGATACCATGTTTGCAGCTTCAATCAGATGCCCAAGCTCAGCGCCCGAATAGTGACTGGTGATGCTGCCGTTCTTGTGGCCCAGAAGTGCCTTTCGGTCTTCTTCGGTTACGCCAGCCGCTCGAAGGCGACGGCCAAACGTGTGTTTCAAATCGTGGATCCTGATCGACAGATAGCCAGGGTGAGCGGGGCGAAGGTTTTCCTCCTGCCAGAGTTTCGCCGCTCTCACTCGCGCCTTCTTCCAAGCCGAGTCGTTCATCCGGTGCATTGCGTTGCCGTTGTAAGGAAAAACCCATTCATTGCTCAGGCCGCGCTGCTTATCAATGATCGACTTGGCAACGCTGTTCAGCACTACCAGGCGCTCGTCGCCATTCTTCACGCCAGACCGTTCGTGTCTGCCGCCAAAGTCAGCCGGGATCAGGAACACACTGGTGCCGAGCTCCGGCACCGAAATCTCCCAGTCCCACCTCAGCTTGCAAACTTCCTGCTCGCGACAACCGGTGTTCACTTTGAACAGCGCCATCGTCTGCAGGTGGGCCGGCAACTCCCCGAAAAGAATCGACTGCTCCTCCCACGACATCGGATAGGGCTTGCGACTCGATTTCTTCTCTTCTAGCTTCGTGAGCATTGGCACGCTATCCAGCCACGGCCGTCGCTCATCGTCTCGCCACTTCCTGGCACACAACGACAAAACCCGAACCACACGCTCGATCGAGATATTCACCGTTCTGTTGCTCACGCCTTTCTTCACCTTGCCATCCGGCAGCGTTTTGGTCGCCAACCTGTCCTTAATGAAAGGCCCGAGGGCCTGGTCATCAATATGGGTCAGCGGCATGTCGCCGATGAATTCGTCCAGCTGTGAAAGGTGGTGAGCCGAAAGCTTGATCGAAGGCTGATCCTTAAATTCGACCAAGAAACGCATCGCCGCATCCCGCCACGTTCTGACCTGCCGAACGCCGTAAACCTTCTCCTGCCGGATCTGCTCCAGTCGGTGTATCAGGTAGCGCTCTGCTTCTTGCCGGTCACTTGTTCCAGTAGATTCGTAAAGTCTTTCGCCGTTGATTTTCTTGTCGATATGCCAGAGACCTTTCCTTTGGGAGAGGCCTGTGATCGTTTTTCGCGCCATTGTGTTTCTCCTTTCTGGCGCTCGCTGCGGGGCAATTGTTGCTCCTTCGCGCCCTTTTTATCAATTGCCTTGGCTGCCACGTAGGACGATGCCCACGCATCAAGCTCTTGACGATCGAAGCCGACCCCGCGCTCCCCGATCGGGAACTCATTCACGAACGGCCTGACGATTTCGTTAAACAACGGCAAATTCATGCTCAAGTAGGCAGGCGCCTCGCCGGCCCGGATAAAGCGTGGCTGCAATTTTTGTGCGCCCATACAGCATCCTTTTCCCCTGCTGGGGCAGTTAAATGGTGATGCTCCATGCCGCGCGTGGCGGCAGAAGGTGGTGAGGAGTTAAGCCGGGCGCTTCATGAAGGTGATCCAGTGCGTCTTTTCGCGCTTACCGGACTTGTGGCCAAACAGAGGCTGCTCATCGGTAAGGGCGAGAATCTCGCTGACCCGGATCTGGGTTTCGTTCCACTTGAAGATAAGAAATTGGCCGGGCTTCAGCACACGGAAGCACTCGGCGAACCCCTTGCTAAGGTCGTCGCGCCAGTCGTCGGTGAGGATTCCATACTTGAGTCGCAGCCAGCTTTCACGACCGGCGCGCACCAAGTGGGGCGGGTCGAAGACAACCATGTTGAAGCTGGCATCGGGGAAAGGCAGGTGTCGAAAGTCCATGATGACGTTGGGCTCAACCTTCAGCACTCGACCATCACAAAGCACATGCTCTTCGTCACGGATGTCACCGAACAGAGCGCGCTGGTCGCACTTATCGAACCACATCATGCGGCTGGCGCTGCACGGGTCGAGAACTTGTGCATTCATCGCCAGGGCCCTTTGTAGATGAGGTAGACCATGTAGATCGGGGCGCAGATCATGGTGTCACCTCGCGTTTTGCCCACCAGCAGACCGGGCCATCATCGGTGTCGTGAATCGCCAGGCAGAACCAGCCTTCGCCATCAGGTCTCTCAGGTTCCCAGTAACTGAAATCCGGGTCGCCAGATTCGAAGTAGCGATCAGCAACTGTCTCTTCGGCGTATTCGAGGCGCGCTTGGGTAACGGTCAAACCCTGCTCTGCTACCCAGGCCTTGCACTTGTCGCCGTCACCCTCGTCGAAGTCGGGCATATCCGGATGTTGGAACGAGCCCATTTCGTCGCGCACGACTGGTGCTGGCTGGATCAATATGATTTCTTCAGGCATGACTTCGTCCTTGCCGCTATAGCGGCTGACTTTGAAGGGGAGGGAGTTACTGCTGAGAGTGTGTTGCGTTCCAGCGCTCGAAGGCTTCTTGTGTGGTGGCCGCTTTGATCTTCTCGTCGCACTGGTTGCAGGCCGCTACACCGCCGGCGGCGCCGACATCGCGATGACCTTGCTTACAGGGGTTCATATGCCAGTCATCATCCTTGGCGGACTCTGGTTCTGGATATTCAGGGCGCGCAGGCGGATAGGCCGGCGCCGTCATCGCTTGGTCAATCGCAGCGCGCAGGTTCTCGTTGTAGTTTTCACCGATCACGCGCTCGTACGGCTTATCCATCCAGTGGCCGACGATCTCGATGTTGATGCTGCTGTCGCCGGAATCGCCATTGGGGCTGCTGTCGAAGAGGACGTCCCAGCAATTCGATTCCAGCGCATCCAGTCGGTGCTTGTCCCGCTCCAGCTCATCAATCCGCTGATCCGCTGCGTTCAGGCGCAGCTGCAGGGCGTCACGCTCGGCGGTTACACGATCGAAGTCAACCGACTCGACATACTGACCGCCGTCGGCAGGCACCATGTCTGCGCACGACTCATCGGTCTCACGGTCAAGGTCATAACGCATTACTTCGCACATGCATGTGTCCTATGCCGGGGCATGCCCGGGCGTTGGAAGGGGGGATAAATCAATTGGGCACATATAAGTAGAAAACCATTTATAGGAGCCCGTAACTTGAAAAAATTGATCACCGAAGTGATGTACCAAATTCTTGTCGAACTGCTCAGCCAGGTGCTGATGCGTCTGGCCGATTGGCTGTCGGCCTTGCCGTGGATGTGACTACGCCGCGGCTGCCTGCTGCTCGACAGCACGCCACGGGTCGTTGGCCCGTGCCAGTGCAGCCATCGGCGGCGGGCTGACGCTGTTGCCGCACATGTGAACCTGCTGCGTTTTGGTGAATGGCTTGCCGTCGGCGCCGTGGCTGATGATGTAGTCGGCGGGGAAGCCCTGAGCCTTGTACAGCTCCGCCGGTTGCAGCATTCGCAGGCAGATGTCGACGATCACGTAAGGCGTTCCCTTGATGGTGGCGGTGACCAAGCCCAGCCGATCCTTGGTGGTGATGGTTGGCGCTGGCGCGTCGGCGGCACTCATGTTCTCGGTGCCGTAGTAGCTGATCAGAAAGGCCGCGACCCGCAGCGCGCCGGCCTCAACCTCTGGCGAAAGCTGAAACTCAACCAACGAACTTTTGCCGCCACCGCCTGCCGTGATAGTCGGCACCGGTTCGTCCACACCCTGGCCAACGCTGGCGCCGAACTGGCGCTCCATGAACGCGGTGACGAGTCCGTGATGAGTGCCACCGGCGCTGATGGTGTGCAGCGGATCGGCGGTGTCACGCGCATCGCAGTTGCCGCGCAAGTGCACCAGGTTCGCCGTCACCAACTGCTGCTGGCTGCCGGTGTTGGTCACCGTGGTCATCGGATCCTCAATGCTTTTGGCTGCCGTAGTGTTGAAGCCGCCATTCATCTGGGCCATGAACACCGTTGAGATACCCATTGCGTGGGCAGCACCGGCAGGGCGCTTATAGTTACCGCCGCTTGTGATGGTTGGCAGCGGTTCGTCGAGCGCCTTACCTTCATCAGCAAACCGAAACTTCACCAGGTGCGCAGCGGCAACCCCATACTTTCCGCCCGACGCCATGATGGTGCCGAGAGGTTCGTGCTGATCAGCGGTGCGAGGTGCAGAGCCGGGCTTGTCGCCATTACCCAGTTGCACAAGCGTGGCAGCAGATAGCGTCAACTCGCCGCGATTCGCGCAGGTGACCGTGGGCAGCGGGGCGTAAGGGTCGTTGATGCGATCGCTGCCTTGATGCGTGGCGGGTGCAATGATCGGGCTGGCCATGGCGAAAGACCCACCACGCGGCCACGACGTCACGGTGCGCAGCGGGTCATGCGCAGACTGCACGCTTTCCCCTGACCAGTTCGCGATCGGCACAATGAATGGGTCAGCAGCATCGATGACGAATTTCTTCATGCCTTTGGCGATACGGCGAAGGGTGGCCGGCGCCAGTGGTTTCGGGCGGTCGAAAATGCTTTTGCTCGGGATCGTCCAGTCGATGCACTCGGCAGCGCTGCGCCACTTCTGCTGACCCTTGACCGGGTTCTTCGCATGGGTTGGCTCAGGCCACACAATCGGCTGGCCATCGCAACGGGCGATCATGAATAGACGCTCACGGCTGGTCGGCGCGCCGAAGTCGCAGGCCTTGATTACCTTCCACTCAACGACGTAGCCCATTGCTTCGAGCAGTGCCACGAAGCGGCGCCATGTACGGCCGCGTTGCTTTGGATCTGGGATAAGGAATTGCTGGCCGACCGGCACAACCTCACCAGGTGCAGCCACTTCGCCGCCGAGCTTCACCACTCGACCGGTAGCCTTGTCCCGCTTGGCGATCAGCCTGCCCCACTGCAAAATCTGCTTAACGTTCTCGAGGCTGATCACGCGGGGGCGTTTCATGCCGGCCCACTTAAGGCCGATCCACGACAGGTTCCGGATCTCACGCTTGCGCGGCTGACCACCGGCCGCCTGGCTGTGATGCGTGCAGTCCGGCGACATGTGGAACCAGCCCACGGCCTTTCCGCCGCACTCTGTGTCCGGATCACCCTCGAACACGTCGGTGGTGTAGTGCACAGCTCCCGGGTGATTCACGGTGTGCATGCTGACCGCTTGGGGGCTGTGGTTCTTCGCGACGTTTACCGCCCGGCCCAGCCCCATCTCCAGCCCGGTACCGGCGCCGCCGCCACCGCAGAAGAAATCGACTACGATCTCATCATCCTGAGTGCTGAAGCCGAGCCCGTATTGAGTTTTGAAATCGAAGGGGTGTTTCTTCTGTTGTGCGGACATAGAAATGCCTCGTCGCCAAACGGCTATATTGTGTTTTAGTTAAGGTGGGGGATTCGTAATGCTGAAAGGTGCAGAGGATTCAGAGCGTATTGCTGAGTTCTACGAGTACATCCAGAGCGGGGAGGTTAAAGAGGCTTTCGCGCTTCTGGTTGGCACCTTGACCTGTTTGAGAAAAGTCACCTGTAGGGTGTCGCCGCAGGAAAAGATTCGGTCTATTGCTGTTGACCAGAATGGTGTGTGGTGCTTTTCGATAATGGCCTCCCAAAAGAAGCTGGTTTTCCACTGGCGCCCTCCTGTGATCAAGATGAAGCAGTACAGCAAAGATAGATTGAAGGCGCAGTTTCCCGACAGCTTCACAGATGACTCACACAAGGCCGGTGATGAGCATTGGGCCGTAAAGGTCGAATCGCGCATTGACGCAGTGAGACTAATTCGGACTCTTAACCTCGCCTGAGCCTCGCCGGCTGGCGTGATTCGTTATTTGGGTTGATGGTTTGTACTCAGCAAAACCTGAGGGTGAATGCAATGAGCACGAAAACCGATGTGGAAGCGGTGCGCCTGATTGGCGATGAGGTTGTGCGGTTACTGAGCCTTCCTGACGATCAGCTTGAGGTGCAGGTGCGCCATGGGCTTAAGCTGATCGCCGAACTGGCGCGGTGGCGAGACTTGGCCGGCTTATCCAGCGCAGAGCCTGCTGGCACAGTTCGTTGAAGTGGGGTATTTGTGTTCTGCCCGGCATGCAGCCGGATCAAGGAGTAGTGATGGGGCTGTATAAATATGTCACCGCCGATACGGCGAAAAGAATACTGGATGGGAGTATTCGATTTACACAGCCAGGCGCCTTTAACGACCCTTTCGAGTTACTTCCTCAGCTCGTGATAACAGAAGACACGGAGGAACACGTCAGGACGTTTTCTTACTGCGTTCTCAGCCCTAGAAGAAAAGGATTAGATCGCAGTCATGCCACGTTTGAAGATAAGTATTGCAGCGATATCCAGTCTCGAAAACTAATGACTGAATTTAATGAGAAATTGGGTGTGCTTTGCTTGAGTCGTAATCAGGAAAGTTTATTGATGTGGGGACATTACGCTTCAGAATATTCCGGTGCGGTCATAGAGTTCGATGAAAGTCACGAATTCTTCAATGGGTTGAACGCAGTAAAGTATCAAAAGCGCAGGCCTGTATTTAATATTACCGATTTTTATGATCAACACGTGCCTATTGCTGATTTATGCGTGAAATCCAATGTTTGGTCTTACGAGAAAGAGGTTAGAATCGTAAGGTCTGCAATGGATCTGAATAAAAGTGAAAAAATACTAAATGGCTTTCCAATTTTGACTATGGATGTGCCGATTGAATGTATTAAGTCTGTTTGTATGGGAGAGCGGACGAGTCTTCAGGATCAAAAAGATATTTGGGGTCGCGTAAAAAACACAAATATATCTTTAAGTCTTGCCGCAGTGGCGAACTGGGATTACGCTTTTCGATATGAGGTGATCAAATATCCCGGTCCCCTTACAAGTAGCCCACAAATAACCCCTCGAACGGCTCACATTTTCAAAGATGATCTGGGAGATTTTGGTGACGTCGCACGGTGGCTCATTGAAAATCATGAGATGTCCGAATTTGTTAACCAGAAATGCTGATCACTCGATCATCATCAAGGCCTGTTACGGCGAACTGACTAAGCTGTTGCGACTGTTTTTCGGTTGTTACGAATGCAGGTCGCGACATGCTGGCGAAGCGTTCCGATTCTTCGGCCGGCGCGGTCGCCAGATTCAGAATCATCGTCGACACCGTCTCCTGCCATTCCTCGAAGCTGTGGCGCTCGCCGAGAACATGAAGGGCATCATCCAATGCCTTCGAAACAATCAGCGTCCGCTTCTCGGCGCCGATCCGCTCCAGCAAAGCTTTCTCCTTGGCGCGCTTGTCCCGCTGTAGCTGCGCATTGTCTTTGGCCATGGCCTACCTCTTCAATTCCGCTGGCCGGCAAGTCCAGCCAGGTCTGTCGTTTGCGTTGTTGTGGTCTTCGCTTCATCGAAATGCAGGCTTCAGCTTCGGAAAGTCGATGTCGTTATCCCGGATGATCCGGTCGAGCATGCTGTAGCTTATCGAGAGCGACTTACAGCAGTGGTTCCGGTTCATGCCACGGCTTTTGCATTCGACAATAGCCGTCACCAATTGTGCTTCCACGTCGGCCGGCGCCTTATTCGGCGCCGATGCGATCTTCTGCCGAACCTCGAACTTGATGGCGTGACGTGAGGCGATCGCCTTCAGCGTGGCAAGCGCGATTCCTTCCTTCTCGCAGATCTGCATGCGCGTCAGCGTCTTGGCCATCTGGCGGATACGGACGACGCGCTCGGTTGTTTCGTCTTTGACCGCCGGCCGGTGGAAGCTCGGCGGCTGCTTCCGTTCGGAGGTGCTGGTGAATTTGATACGAGCCGGCTCCGGCACTTCGATCTTTCCGTCGCCGGCCAAAAATTGGGCGATACGTTCGGAAAGATCACTTGCGGCCTGGCGCCGCTGTTCGATGTCGTTGAGGTGGTTGCTGATCATGCTCAAGCTCCCAATCGATGGGCCTGCGCCCGTGCTTTGTCTGCGACTTCATCAACCATGCGGTTTAGCTCCAAGTTGAATTGGACGAGTTCTCTGTGCAGGTTGGCGATGTAGTCTTCGTCGCGGTAAATCGTTTCGATGTAGAGCTGACACTCCTCGTCTTGGCGAGAATCGAAGGAGAGAAAGTCCCACCATTGCCTGCCCGTCACGAACATGCAGCCCTGAATCTGCGGCATATGTTCCTCGGGCATGCCCTCCAGCCAAGTCCTGACGTGGATCGCCTCGTTGAAAGGGCACTTTGATTCGGTGCCACCGTCATCGTTGATCAGGCCGTCTGGCGAGCAGCCGAGCCAGTCGTACTTCGGGTGAACGATGAATTCCGACGGCACGACAATGTTGCCGGTCAGCATCTCGTAGGCGTCCTGAGCCTTTTGCTCCTCTGTGTGACCCCACTTCATGGAGGCGCTGCTGACGTTGTGTTTGGACTTCTTCGCCAGTCGTTCAAAGCACAGCTCGCGCATGTAGGAGGTGCGCGCGCCCATCGGCTCGCGCTTCCCATTCTTGTCAGGCTTTCCCCAAGCGATCACATCTTTGAATCGACTGGCAGTTACTCGACCAGACCGGTCTGAATGCCACTTTTCAGTGCCTTGAAGTTCCGTTCTCACTACGCCGCTTCCTCGACCTGGGACAGGTCGTTGTCGGTGCCAGTCATATCGGTGAAGTCAGCATCAACGGTTGCCGCCATGCTTTTGAGTGCTTCGTGACACTCCAAGCCGATCGCTGCGCGCTGCTTAGGCTTGAGACCTGCCCACGCCGCCGCATAAGCATCGATGTCCTGTCGCTTCGCGACGACCAGCAGGTCGGCGAATACTCCGTCGATTTCCGGTGATGGGGATTTCGGGCCGAAAGACACTTCGGCGGCGGCAGCGGTGTTTGAGGCTTGCTTCGCAGGAGTGATATCGATTTCGCCACCGTGGGAGTCTTCGAACTCGTCGGGTGTGTAGACGCCAAGAATGACGTCCGGGCAGAAGAGCCGCGCCCATTTTTTCGTTACCAGATAGGCGATTTGCTGCTTCGGATCTTCCGCCCAAAGTGTCGAGTTGCGAGTGCGAACTTGGGTTAGCAGAAGCTCCAAGGTGCGCGGCACCTCTTCGCCTTTGAACGTTGCCCAAACCTTGATACCGAGTCCTTTCTCGTCGTCGAAGCTCCACCCCGGAACGCGGTATTTCTTGAACTCGCCGGTGTCCTCGTCCTTCTTGGTTCGGCTGGTCACTTCGCGCATCTTTCCGATGACGTTTTCCCAATTGCCGAACCACTCGAAGTTCAAACGTCCTTTGACAGGTGCCTTGGCGGTGATCACTGCGTTGACGAGCTGCGCCTCATAGCTGAGTGCACCACCGTTCACGATGAAGGTCTTTTGAGCAACCGCAAACGGGTTCATCTGCCACTGCATTGCTTGCAGGACGACCGCCATGCAGTCAGCTTGATTGCCCTTCAAATGCTTGGGCACAGTTGTCACGCCCTTCGACATCATCAAGGCGAGGTCGCTCATCGACTTCATGGTGCCCGGGTCGAGAATGAGTGCTGCCGCGTTGTGGGACGGGTCTTGGTAAGTGGCAAGGCCAGTCGCTGTTTGAGTGTCTGAGTCGTACATTGCGCTCTCCTTGGCCGACGATGTGTTCGTCGACCTTTAGAGGGGAAGGGAAGGTTTAGAAGCGAATTGCACGAAGCCAGGCGCGAGCGGTGTCGACGCTTACGTCGAAGCCCAGTGCGACGACCTCGACGATGTCTTCAACCGCAGGCGCGGTGGTGGTCACGTCGTCGAATTCAGCGGCGATCGCCGGAGTGTTGATAGGTGCGACCTCGACTTTCTCTTCGATCAGCGGCGCTACCGCTGCAATGATCGGGGCAGGTGCGGCAGCTTGGGCGCGCAGGCGAGCCAGTTCTTCCTGGTCACGCTGGTTCTGCTCGTCCTTCAAACGCTGGGCGTCTTGATCACGCTGCAGTTGCTCGCGCTGCCGGTTGAGTTCTGCCTGTTGATCTGCAATGCGCTGGCGGTCTTCTGCTGCGATCCGTTGGCGTTCTTTCTCTGCGTTTTCATCGGCAATTCGTTGCTTCTCGCGCAACTCGTCGAGCTCTTTCTGCTGGGCTGCCAGCTTAGCGGCAGCCTCTTCGCGCTCGACGGCAGATCTGTGCAGGGTTTCGAGCTGCTCAATAGCGTTGTCCCGGGCGATGGTGCCTTCAGCTTCAAACTCGGCGTATTCCTCTGGCAGGATTACCGACTCTTTGACGTTCAGCAGGACGTTTGCAACATCGGCAGCGCTTCGGCTTGCGTATGCAGCAGCGACCGAGCTGAATCGGGTAATTTTTGCTCGGATGGCTTCGACACGCTCAGCTTCGATGCGCTCGCGTTCGGCCTTGGCGTCCGCTACGCGTTTTTCTTCGGCCTTGATGGCTTCGTCGACCGGTGCTTCGATCGCCAGCACTCGATCCTTCAGAGCCTCGCCAAATTCCTTCACCTGGTTGACGCGAGCTTGGGCGTCTTTGACTTTCTGCTGATAAGGCACGAGCGCAGTCTTTGTGGTGTTCGCCAGGGCGTAACGCACGTCGCGGATATCGACCCGCACTTCCTTGGCGTTTGCCAGCCCTTCACTGGTCGAGCAGTCAACGACGAGCTTCGCGTAACTGGTTTCCAAGCGGACAATCTGTTCCTCATGCGGCCGATACTCGGCGATGTCAGTGACGGCAACGTTAGGAGCGACAGCGTTCTTTGTGCTGACGGTTTCATTCAGCTCGAGGTCGGCCGATACGTTGGCTTGTTTGGCGTTTGCGGACATGACGATTCCTTGCCGCGCCGAGCGCAGCGTGTGGTGGTGTTGTTTATTGAGTGACGCGATCGGCGAGGGCGCTGAGCAGCATCAGGAAGGTGATGAGGGAGATTGCAGAGAACGACCCGCGCCAGATCAGCGCGCGGCGTGCCCATTGGCGACTGGTCACCGGAACACTCGATAAGTCATTGAGTGCGGTACTTGGCACACGCCTGAGGATTCGCGAGCGGTGGTGTAAGCAGCCATAGCTGCAACAAGAACGGTGATGAGGCCCCAGTAAACGAGCTTCATTGTCTCGCCCTCACGGCGATTCGGCCGGTTTTGATTGCCGCTACCAGTTTCGCGGGAAGAGCGGAGACAGGCAGCTCGCGAGGAATGCCGGCGCCGATCACAGCAAGACTGCGTTCGATATCGGCGAGTTGTTCATCAATGAGCGATTTAACCGGTGGAGTCGTCATGCTGCAGCTCCTTGCTTGATCGATTTGTTGTAGACGGCGTAGATCTCGTCGATGCGAGCCCGATAGCCGCGGTGCTCATCGTTGTCGATGGCGCGGAGCAGGAAGGCGAGGGTGATAGCGGACGTTGCTGCTGCACTGGCGTTGGGCTTACCGAGGCTGCGGATCATCTGTTCGATCTCACCCTCAATCCAACCAATTGCCGTCTGATGGTCACGTTCCTCTACGTTCATTTGAGCCCCCAGAATTCACCGTAAGCGACCACTGCTGCCGCGACTCGCGCGGCCCGCGCTTTGCGGTCGATCAGCTCTCGAGCTGCCGTCAGCGCTTGACGCTGCGTGCGCTTCTGCTCAGCAGCTTCGTAGTCGTGGAAGTCTTCAGCCTTCGGCGCTTTCGGGCGCCCCCAGTCGTCGTAGCGCCTGTCCCAGTCTCGGGCCTGCGCACTGTCTGCATAGCTGGTTGCCATGGTCGCCTCCAGATCGGCGTTATTCGGTTGGTGGGGCGGGAAGAGGCGCCCAGTGGGTTGTCACTGGCGGTCGTACCGGATGGCCGACACAATCAGCGTGCTGACACCACTCCTCGACGTCGTACCAACAACCTTCGGTAATTGAATCGAGGTAGTAGCCGAAGCCTTCGCCCCAATTGCGCCAAACCGCGACCAGTTGATCCGGCATTGGCATCTGCTCTTCGCAGTTGATCCAGCCGCTCATGGCGACCTCCAGTGCTTGGGTTAGGCGGCACGCGACTGGCGCCCGTGATTTGGGTGGAAGCCGAAGCTCTGCTCGGCAGACTTCCGCGCAGCGACTGCATCCAGCAAAGTGCCGAATGTGCCCAGAGTGATTAGTGTTCGATTTGCGCGAATGCGAGCGGTGAAGTTGCCGTGCTTTTGATTGAAGTGAACCCCAAGCACGCCGATTCGGTTTGCATCACTCAGCGCGAGGTTTTTGTTGTTTTCTGCAGCCGTGACTGCCCGCAGGTTTTCAATTCGGTTGTCCAGCCTGTTTCCGTTGATGTGGTCAATGTGCATCCCATCCAGCAGTTCGCCGTGATGGAGACACCAGATCACGCGGTGAACGTAGTACTGAACCTTGAACTTGTTCACGATTCGATAGCCATCAGGCCGAGGGCTGCCGGCTTCTTTGCCTTTGTTGAAACCGCCCGACCAATGAAGTTGGCCGTTGGCGTAGCTGAAATGTTCGGCGAGCTGGTGTTCTTTAAGGCGCATACGCTCTCCTGCCGTGAGGCTGAATGCGTTTGTCGGGAAGGAAATGCCGGTTACGTCTCCGGCGCCGAGTTCCACGGCCGTGTTCAGTTCGCCAGCGCTCGATGACAACCGATTCTGGGATTGATGCAGGTGGGCGGTTATAGGCCGCAGTTTCGTCCGCATCGGGGTGTGATCTGACCCAATCCGCCTACACACCATCGAAGGATGTGTATTCGTCGCAACCAGATCACACCCCAATGCGCTCTCATAGAGAGGATCGGGCAGCAGCCTTGCAATCGGCTGCCGTCATTCGATGTCCGTCCTCGCACTCAACGACGCGCACGCCGCTGGTGAGTCCGCGCTCAGCGTTGAGTCTGTTTGCCTCTCGGATGCAGGCATCAAGTTCGGCGTCGGCGAAAACTTGCAGCTCGCCGCGCAGGGTGATGTGAATGACCTTGTTCATTGTGTTGCCCTCGGTTGTTTTCCCAATGCGCCCGGCCAACCAGGCGCATCAGTGAAACTTTCCGCTGATCCTTCGGCGCTACTGGCGCGGTACAGATCGATTCAAATTGTTCCTCCAGCCGCGGGCCTTTCGGCTTGTTCTCCCGCTGGATAACTGCTTTCGACGTTTTACGCTGCACGCCCGGGTCAGTTGCCAACCCTCTGAACCGTTGAGGCCGGTTCATCGCTGCCTTCGAATCTGGGCCGGTGGTGATCCGGCAAGGTGAATCGGTGTCGCTAAAGAGCGGCGGGTCTGTGGAGGCCCTTCGCAGTGGCGGTGAACCGCTGCGTTGAGAAAATATAGGTAAACCCATATTTATTGTCAATGGGTATTCCCATAATTCTTGATTTGCCCGTATTTCAAAACACAAAAAAGCCCGCGCTTTGCGGGCTTCAGTGGAGGCTCATGCTATTTACAAGGCCTGTTGTGCCAGCCTGGAACCATAGTATCGGCACTTCTTGAGGACGGCTTCGACGTTTACTGCGTAGTGGCAAGGGCGCGAATCAGTCGTCTCGGAAGCTGATGCCGATGACTTTCTTCAAATATCTTATATTATAGGTTGCTCAAATTTGTTATTTGAATTTCGTAAAAAATCATAAATCAACAGCAATGCTCTCAAGCGAAGTCACTCGGGAAAGTAAGACTTTCAGCTCTGAGCTGGGGTAGTTATCTAATTCTGTCTGTATAAAGTTTATTATGTTTGGTATGTCTGCGTCTGTTGGGACGAATATATATCTAATGTCTGAGGGTAAAAACTTTAGTAGGCAGTAATTAAGTGATATTTTATTGGCCTTTTCTAGTTTTTTCTTGTTGTTGAATTCGGACTCTAAAAGGTAGTGAGCCAGATTTTTATGTCGAGGAACATATCGCCATTCCGACTCTTGATAAAACTCTTTGTTTATTGACTCTCCTCCGATAATCATTCGTCCGTGGATTGGCTTAAAATACGACAGTACATAGCGTGCGTGGTTTAGCGACTCCAGCCGTGTGTCGTCATCTTCGTGCTCATGAGCGAGATCCAGAACGTGATCTAAAGACTTTTCGAATGTCTCTGATTTCGCCATGTAGCATACAGGATTAAGGCCATTTTTCAGTCCCCACTCACGAGTCAGGCCAACGCCGAACGAACCATAGAAGGCTACATGTTCGTTAATTCGACTAATCGGAATATCACAGAAACATACCATCGGGAATGCGACAAAATCATCCCCTTCATTCTGCCATGCAATGTCCTCAAGGCAGTATCTTGGCCAGAATCCGTTTTTAAGTAAGGATTTTAGGATTTCGGTATTCTTGGTGAAGTGGAACAAGGTGCTAGATCGAGGCTGCATATAAAGTCCATTTCGTTTTATTTGCTGGTGAAACGCCTTTGTGATTAGATCATGTGTTCATTATGCAGATGTGTTGCTTGGATTTAGTTGGGTTGATTAAGCGTTTTCCCGTTTAGTCATATGTTATTTAGCGGGAGTACATTGCCCACCAGAACACATGCCCCAAGATTGAGATTTGCTGCTCTTGGATCTGCTGGAACGTGTAGTCCTCATCCGGATGTTCGTCACGGTTAAAGCTGCGCAGACGAATACCGATCGGGATGCGATAGACCTGCTTCACGCGAAGCTGTCCATTGTGATTGATGGCGTACATCTCGCCGTCGACGATATCGCTTAGGGAATTTTTCCCTACGTTTACGCCGACCGTGGCGCCATCGCGCAGCACTGGCATCATGCTGTTGCCGCCGACCTTCACGCATCTAGCATTGCTGAATTGAACGCCGTTGTGACGTAGATCCTTCTTATTGAAGCGCAGACGTGAGTTCTCGTTTTCCTCAATCGCAAACCGGCCTGATCCGGCCGCCAGCTCGACTTCTTGAAGGAAGGGGACGTAAACCTCGTCGTCATCTAGCGGGGTTTCGTCGTCCCATGTCTCGATGGCTCGAAGTTTTACGCTGGGGTGAATTCGCTCAGCTTGATGCTCGGTCGCCCCCTTGAGCATGTCGCCGGCACCTTCTGCCAGCCACATTGGGGACACTCCACAAACTGAGGCGATCTGAGCTGCGAAGGCCGTAGCCTTCGATTTCCCCCTCTCCAGATCGGAGATTGAGGTTTGCGTGAGGCCGGCGCGCTCCGCAAGCTCGGTCTGATTGAGCTTGGCATGTCGGCGGGCTGCTTTGAGTCGGTCTTTGAATTCCATTCGCGAAGTATTACGGGCGCTCCCATACCCTTGCAAATCGGTATTCCTATAATCTAATATATGGGTATTCCCGTATGGGGGGCGTTATGAACGCAATTTACAAGGGCCTCGTTGATTACTTCGGCACCCAGGAGGCAACCGCCGAGAAGCTCAAGGTTGATCAAAGCACTGTATCCGGTTGGGTTCGGGGGAAGCACGGTATGTCTCCGGTTATTGCCAAACGAGCGGAGGCGTTGACCGAAGGCGCTTTCAAAAAAGAAAAGCTGTGTCCGTCTTTTCCTTGGGCCGAGATGGCCGCCTAAGCAACATCCTTCTCCGCCGATTCATTGAAGCCAGATTAGAAGAGAGCATTTCTGATGGAAACGTCCAGTCCAAGACATAGCGCCCAAACCCGCGACCAGGTGCTCGTGGCGCACGCGGTTAACCAGATCGCCCGCACCAGTCTGAGTCAAGACGATTTTGCGCGGTCATTGAGCCGGCAGTTGCATCTCTCTTGCTCGGACAAGGCCAAGGCGAAGGAAGTCCCGGATTTTGGTGCGCTGACCGAGCAAAACGATGTCACTGAGTTCGTGAAGGCAACGGGTCGCTGGTTGAAACGCGTTCAGCGCTGGCTGTCCGGAGATCAGGAAATGCCATCTTGGCTTGAAGAATCCTGGGTGAGTGCTCTGGAGCCTGAGTTCCGCGACAACTGCATCAATGAGTTGGCTGGCCGCCACGGCTTGACCGGTGCCCGCCAAATGCAGAGCGACCAATGCGCCAACAAAAGCTTCGGTGCGCTGATCCGCGCACTGGGCGACGTGATTGATACCGGCAGCGAAGTCTTTGACGACCAAGTGATGTGCGAAGAGGACCTGCCGCATCTTCCAGCGTTCGCCGAGCAATGCCGTCAGGTGGAAGCGCGGGCAGGGGAGCTGGGCCGGAAGGCGGAAGCACTGCTCGCGAAACACCGACCGAATTTGAAGATCGCCTGAATCGCAGGCACAAAAAAGCCGGGATTGCGCCCCGGCTAATTCATTAACACTTGATGAGGCCGATTATGCATAGCCAACCTACTTCAAGCAATACCCCCAACAGTGTCGCGACACGTTTTTC